ATAGTCTTTTTATCTACTACCTCTATGTCAAATGTATTAATTTTTGCTGACTCTTCTTTAATAACTTGGTTCTCTATATCATAATAATAAAGCATTACCTCCATATTTTGATGATAAGGATCAAACTCATCAGACCATGAACCATCTGTTTTAATTCTACCATAGACATAACCATCTATAGTAGCAAGACCTTTATCAATTAGCACATCCCATTCAAAGTTTGTACCTGCATGATAGCTTGGTGGTTTTACTTTAACAATATCATCTATCTTTAAAGTCTTAATTTCTTTATAAGATAAGATACTATTTAAAATAAAACTCATATGTGACTCACTCAATCCTTCATTAAGGATATTCATGATATGCACAATATTTTTAGAATTAGACAACTTTGTCTTGTTGACTATTCCATATATAATTTCTTTAGTTGTTTTTTCTGATATAACGTATGTTGTATTATTTTTTCCCATTGATTTAATTTTAATAAACATAGCAGGCCAATACTAAAGATTGGACCCACTATGTTAGGTTACCACTAACCATATATGCTGTGTGTTTCCCTAGCCTTACTACCTAGTAATAATATATATAATAATACTGGTGTTGTTAGGGTGTCAGGTGTGGCACTTTTAATTTGTTAAACGTGTTGTTTTATTTCCAATGATACAAATGGGATAAACACTATTACACTTATATCTTTACCAAGATTACCATGGTCAAGACCTATTCCAAAACCAATTAATGGTAAGAATTCAATGTGAAACTTAGGTAACATATATACTTTTGGTAAGTAATTATATACTACGACTGCTAATATCAGTACTGTAAAGTAAGATAGAACAAGTCCAGTCCATACTAATGGTGTAGATATAAAGCCATCATTAAATACGATAGCTGTTAATGTAATTGTTGCAAGTATAGGTGATATTACAACAAATACTATTTTAATAATTGATCTGAGAATTTTTTTATAAGTTGATTTCATGGCTTTATTTATTATAAGATTGACAATAGTTTATATATTCTACCATAGAGAATCTTTTAATCTCTATTAAGTTGTTGTCCAAAGCAAGTGCTCTTAACTCATTGTTGTTAAGTAACTCTTCATTTAAATCTTCCATTAGTGGTGATTCAATTTCATTACGTTTGATTACGAAATGTTGTTCTCCTGTAAATAGGTTAACTGTTGGACTTTCAATGTTAGTATACATTAGTATACCAATTTTGTTGTTGTGCTGAACGAATTGTTCAGGATTAATAATTTTTACTTGCATGATTTTGTGGTTTTAATTTAAAAAAGGGATAGACTATCTACCCCATTTAGAACGTTTGTGTTTTTTCTTAGATACCCAATAATTCTTTTTGGCCCAAGCTTTTTTGTTTTTTGATGTCCCACATCTATTACGTGTGGATCCACATGATTGTAATACCGGTCCTCCAATAAAGAGTAATAGCATTAGATAAAGAAATTGCTTTTTCATAGTTTAAAGATTAGTAATTAAGTTTTTCATATATATCACGACCAACAAACGTTGCAGGTAACCATCCAAAGATTACTGATATGCCTATAGTAGCACCATGTGCAAAGCATTCTTTAAATGTCCAAGTATCTTCTAGATACCATACGATTGTGTTTATGAATATAACAGTTAGGATAAATGTTGCAACTGTAGCCAACATAATTTTAGTATGTTTCATTGTATTTGTATTAGTGGTTAATGTAAAGACACCCATAAGAAGCAGATGATTAAGGCTCTTGTTCTCCTCATACTATACTAGTAATAGTATAACTGCTTCTGTTTGTTAGTATATTCAGTGTACATTCAATCATTTTGATTGGTGCTCTACGTAAAGATTGTTAAATAACTTAGAGTGCTTATCCATTATTGGCTGACACTATTTCAGAATAGTCAGTGGTATTGCTTGACTCATTACTCTAAGTATTGTTATTGCAATATTGCGGGTACTATGGCTCTTATCCTATAGAGGAAGAGACAACAACTACTTATGTTTTATTGTTGAGTGTTATTGTCACTCTTGTAGTGTTGTTAGCTATATTTATATATATAGGGTCCAGTTATTATTTTAATGGCCTTAAAGGTATATTATATGGCTTATATGATGTCATCTTCATTGTGCAACACCCAAATAAATAATTTTTACATAACTAATTACTAATTATTAGTCATATGCAAAGATTAGTTGGGGAGCAGAGGTAGATATTGGAAGATGAGCAGAAATAAAGGTAAAGAATTGGTTAATGTAACATAGGAATTGTAACTTTATATTAATTAAAGGGTGTGCTGTTACACACACCCATTAAGATTATACTGCTTCCACCCACATTAGTGTTGTGAGTTCTCCAGTTCTAAGGTCCGTTACTGCATTATCAGACATACGGAATCCAGGCATCTCTTGTCCAGGTTCTAATTTTTTCATTAGCTCTTGGATTGTTGGATGATTGGCTCTCATTACCTGATTGGTTTCAGGGTCTATAAGAGATAATTGACCGAAGGTTATATTACCTTGAGTTCTTGTACCAACGTTGAGACCAGCAAGTGTAGTCTTTTTGTTAGTGATTGGTGTTGATGTACATTGAATCATTGCTGAGCCTGTTGACTCATTGATTTGTACTTTTCTGAAGAATACTGACATAATTTATGAAATTTAAAAGTTTTTGGATACCACTTTACATACGGGGGTACCCTATCCGCAATAATTAGCTGGGGAGCAGAATAGTAGATCCTCTTCAGAATGCCAAACACAAAACTTTTACAATACCGTGGGGGGTACAAAAATTAAAAATAAAATTTTTTTTAATCTGGTGTAGTCCGGAAATATAGAATTTAATTTTCAACCCTCACAAATAATTTGTATATTAATTATATAAACGCAACTAACTCTATAATTTAAGATATGAGTAAAGAAGAAGACGGAAGGGAGTATGATCCTATGGAAGATATTAAGAAAAAAGAAGCTGAATTAGATCAAGTAAATTTAGCATATGACAATTCATATAAAGTTCTTACAGGAGAAATTGATTTCCATACATTACTAGAAGATTCATTCAAAGATGGGGATTCTGCACTGATGGCTTTTGATCCGGATTCCGGACCTTTACAAACTGAATTAGAGGGTATGATTGCATGGTATATAGAATCAGAAGAGTATGAAAGATGTGCTATGTTGAGAGATATACTAGAAGAGAAGTTTCCAAGTTTACTGACAAACCAAAATAAATAAAAATGGGAAATATACTACAAGACATGATTAGTATGCTGACTAGAAAAAAATCAGTGATACCAAAAGCAGATGATTACATTGCTATTGCTAGATATGCAGGTACACAAGAAAGATTAAAACAACATCCTAAATTAAACTCTGAGCTTACTACATTAGGAGATTTAAAAAAGTTTACATGTGGTAACTCTGTTAATATAGGATCAGATCAAACTATAACAGGAACTAAAACATTTTCTCGTATAGTGATTGTTTCTGAAGATGGCACTAAGTGGGAACAAACTATCAATAATGATGGAGTTGCACAATACAATAAAGTATCTTAGAAAATGGCAACACCAAGAAAAGGAAAGGCAAAAGTTAAAGTAACTAAATCTGGTAAGAAGGTTAGTTATGGTCAAGCCGGTAAAGCTAAAGGTGGTGGCCCAAGAGTTAAACCCGGTACTTCAAAAGGTGATAGTTATTGTGCAAGAAGCTTGGGTATAAAGAAAAGGCTTTCTGCTAAAAAAAGAAATGATCCTAATACACCAAATAACTTATCCCGTAAGCGTTGGAAATGCTCCGGGGCAAAATCAAGAAGATAATGCCAACAAAGAAAAAAAGTACAGTTAATAAGGCAGGCAACTACACTAAGCCTGCAATGCGTAAAAGACTCTTCAACTCTATTAAAGCAGGAGGGAAAGGTGGAGCACCAGGGCAATGGTCTGCACGTAAAGCTCAAATGCTTGCTAAACGTTACAAAGCTAATGGTGGTGGGTACAAAACTAAGAAGTAATGGCAAAAGCTAAATCACAAAAGAGTTTAGACAAATGGACTAAACAGAAGTGGAGAACTCCTTCTGGTAAAAAGAGTAAGGATACCGGAGAAGTATATGCACCTTCTAAAACTATTGCTAAACTTAAAAGCACTGCAGCAGGAAGAAAGAAGTTAGCTGCTGCTAACAAGAAAAAAAGAGCAGCTACCAAGAAAGGTAAGCAACACGCAAAGCATGGCCTTCATAAAGGCAAAAAGCGTTAAATGAAAAAACAAAATAAATAGAAAAGTGCCTAAACTTTTTTTATTTAAACTATTTATATATATATTTGTATAAATTACGTTTAATAATTAAAAAAAAGTAAAATGGCAAATTCTAAAAACCAAAACCCATTACAAGATCAAGATCCTACTTTATCTAAAGAGGAAATGGCAGCACGCAGAGAAGAAATCACTGCATTCTACAAAGACAACATCCCTCATTTAGAAATACAAGCAGAATATGAAATGTTGCTAGCTACTATTGAGAAGTCTAGAGCAGAACGTATGCAAGCTCAAATGTTTATGGCTCAACAGTACGCTTCTCAAGAAGAAGGGTCTAACCCAAATTCTGAAGAAGCTAACGCATTTAAACAAGCAATGGAAGAAGCTGCATCTAAAATAGAGGATTAATATGAAACTTCTAAAAAAAGGTGATAAAGGGCAAGATGTCAAAACACTTCAAACAGCATTAAAGATAACAGTTGATGGTCATTTTGGTCCATTGACTGAGAAAGCAGTAATTAGATTTCAGCTTTCTAATAACTTTCCAGTAACAGGTATAGTTGATTCTCCTGTATGGACACTTCTTTTAAATAAACCTATACTGGTATTAGATGAAATAGATGAGGACAGTGATATATTTGAGGAATATTTTATTACAGAATATAATCAAACTATTCATAAGTACTATTTACCTAAAGGTGAATATGTTAATGGACCCATAACTAATGAGTATATATTTTTACATCATACAGCAGGTAGAGAAAACCCATATAGAACAATAGATCACTGGGGTAGAGATAAGAGAGGTAGAGTAGCAACAGAGTTTGTATTAGGCGGAAGAAATCATAGAACAGGTGATACTGAATATGATGGTGTCATGGTGCAAGCATTTCCTGAAAAGTGCCAGGGGTGGCACCTTGGAAGAACAGGATCAGGATGGATGAATAGACATTCTGTAGGATTAGAAATTTGTTGTGCTGGATATCTTGATGAAGATTACAAAACATACTTTAATAGCAAATGTACTGATACTGAAGTTATTGAACTAGAAAAACCTTTCAGAGGTCATTCTATATGGCATACTTATTCTGAAAAGCAAATTAAAGAAACTGAAAAGTGGATCAAATTTGTAGCAGAAAGAGATAATATAGATATCAGAATGGGACTACAACAGTATATTCATGAGCATGGTGCACATAAAGCCTTTGGTTTTCATGAAGATGCTTTTTATGGAAAGGTAAAAGGATTATTAACACATACCAATGTAAGGAGGGATAAGTCTGATTGTTATCCACATCCTGACTTTGTAGATATGATAATGAGTTTATAATATGGCTGTAGTAAACAAAGTAGATATAAAACTAAAGGTTGATATCACTCAAACAGTTAAGTATCAGATACTTACATATTGTTTTTTTAATAATATCTTATTAACTAAAACAGATTTAGATTTTTTAGCAGAGTTATCTTTTAATCCTAAAATTGAAATAGCTAAGTTTTGCAATCTATTAACTGAAAAAGGTATATTTAAAAGTTCTCAATCAGCTAGAAATGCAATTTCTAAAATAGAAAGAAAAGGACTATTAAGTAAAATGGGCACCAATAAAAAAACAATAGTGATTAATAAAACAATTAATGTACAAACAAGCGGTTTAGTTTTATTAGATTACAAAATATTAGGTAATGAACCCAAAGAAGCATAATGAGTTTAAGAAAGGTATTGCTGAAGAAGTGGGTGTACACTCACAGTTAGTTGATGATTTTATAACATTTTATTTTAGCAAAGTAAGAAAAAAATTATCATCACTTGCTCATCCTAGAATTTATGTAGAAGGATTGGGTACCTTTTATCTTAGAAAAAAGAAGTTAGAGCATGCAATTAAAAAACAAAAAAGCATGTTGGGTAATGTAGCTAAGCGTACTTATAATGGATATGCAAAAAGTGAAACAATAACTTCAAACATCAATGAGATGGAAAAGGCTCTTGAAGTAATTAAAAATGATATCTTAAGTAAGAAAAAGTTTAGAGAAAAATGAGCAAGATAAAAAAATACTTAGATGCATTTAAAAATGCAGGGAAGATTGCAGAAGGAATAAAGAATAATGTATTTAAAAAAGAGCATGTTGAAGCTGTAGCAACTGAAAGGTTTCAAATCTGCATAAAATGTAGTTTGTTTGATGCTAAAGGAGATAATTGCTTAGCACCGGGAACACAACCATGTTGTAGTGATTGCGGTTGTAGTCTAGCTTTTAAAGTAAGATCTTTATCTTCAGACTGTCCAAAAAGTTTTTGGGACTCAGTTACTACTGAGGAAGAAGAAGATCAAATATTAGAAAAAATCAAAAATGATGAAAATGCAAATTAATTACATATATAAAGATACAACAACAACAGTAGAAACTAACACAGAAGGTTTGTGGTGGTATACTACTACAACACTATAATTATGGCTATTATATTTAAAGAAGAGGGTCATTCATATGAAAGTATAGATAATGACTCTATTGATTGGTTAAGTGTAACTTCTTTTATTGGTAAATTTAAACCTAAGTTTGACAGAGAAGGGCAAGCAAAAAAATCATCTAAAAACAAAAGATCTAAATGGTATGGTATGACTGAAAAAGAAATACTTACTGCATGGGATAATGAAACTAAAAGGGCTATTGGTCTAGGTAATTATTATCATGATCAAAGAGAAGCTGATATGCTTGATTTTAAAACAATAGAAAGAGAAGGTACACAAATACCTATTATTAAACCTATTACCAATGAGAATGGTGTTAAAATGGCTCCGGAGCAAAAGCTTGAGGAAGGTGTTTATCCAGAACACTTGGTATATTTAAAATCAGCTGGTATATGTGGACAAGCAGACTTAGTTGAAATTGTAAATGGTTATATAAACATATATGATTACAAGACAAACAAAGAAATTAAAGAAAAAGGATTTACAAATTGGGAAGGTATAACAAACAAAATGTATAAGCCTGTAAATAACTTAGATGATTGTAATCTTAACCATTATAACCTACAACTCAGTATTTATGCGTATATTATTAAAAAGCACAACCCTAAACTTAAGATTGGCAAGTTAGTTATACAACACGTAAAGTTTGAAAAAGTTGGAGATGATGAAAATGGTTATCCTATTACTAAAATAGTAAATGGAGAACCTTCATTAGAGGGTATAAAAATGTATGAATTACCATACTTAAAATCAGAAGTAGCATCGCTAATGATGTGGTTAAAAGACAATAAATAATTATGAGCAATATAACATTAACAAAAGTAGCATTAAAAATAAGTTTAAGTAATGGTGTACCATATAAAGAGTATATAGATCAATATAGTTATCAAGATATTTATCTAGATGAAACTGTTATAATGGCCGCAACTCCTTATTATTCTTTAGTAAATAATGAAGTTATGACCGGTTTGGTTCAATTAACTTTAGCAGTAGGGTCACAGTTAGTCAATCCCACACCTTTAGTTGTTCAAGCAGACTTTCAAGATATTAAAGATATAATGGATAAAAATTAAATTATGCTAGTAAGATTATTTGATATACAAAACAGCAAGGTGATTCCAACAGAACATTGTTATGCCTTACCTTTTTTAAAAACAATTATGACGGAATACCCAGATACATATTTACAGGTTTATCAATATATTTTTTATATGAGTTGTCCTAATCCAGATATGAATCCATTTTTTAATTTACCTGAACATGAAAAAGAAGATATTATAATTGAAGAAGTTAAGTTAGAAGAATCACCAGAAGATGGAAAAATAAGATATGCTCTTGACATGTGTAAGAAATTATATGAAACTCCAACATATAGAGCTTATGTAGGTATAAAATCTATGTTAGATAGATTGGCTAAGTATATGGAAGTTACTGCAATAGAACATGGTAGAGATGGTAATATTAATTCTATGGTAAATGCAGCAGCTAAATTTGAAAACATAAGACAATCATACAAAGGAGCGTTTAGTGATATGAAACAAGAGCAAGAAAGTTCAGTACGTGGAGGTGCCGGATTAGCTTATGATCAAATTTAAAATGAAAATAAAAGAAAAATGGCTTTTCTGTTATTGGGATGAGCCAATATTTGACAAAGAAGTAGAAAAAACTAACAATATAAAAACTAAAGACAATGCCACAACAAGTAATACCAATAGGAAAAAAGATTCTAATCAAACAAAAAGAAGCTGAACAGTATTTTAAGAATACTACAATTATGATTCCTACATCTGCACAAGAACAAGAAAATATAGGAACTGTAGTTGGTGTAGGTCAAACAGTTTCTGAAATAAAAGTAGGAGATGTTGTACAATATACAGATCACTGCCTACCCGTACCAATGAAGCATAATGATACAGAACACTTGCTTATACAAGAGGGAGATATATTTGCTATTCTAAGAGATGTATAAAACCATTCCTACATATAATAACAATAAGTGGGAAACAACTGAGTTTGAAGATAGAGAAAGTTTTATAAAGTTTTTACTGACTATATTTAAGGAACCTGGTGAATATAATTTTACCAGTATGTCTAAACAATTTAATAGTGAAGCTAAAACTTTTAATAAACTTGGCTTTTATTGTGATAAACCTTTTAGATCTAAAGACTTTATAAGCTATTGGGAAGATCAAAAGATTAAGTGCAGAGAAGGTGTAATATACAAGCACGATGGTCTTACATGGTATCTAACACGTGACTACTACATGTGGCTTAACTTTTTACCTATATATGATAAAGAAGAAAAAAAATATGGTTTTGCTAAAGTGCGTGATGCTCAGTATCATATGGCTTTGTATGAAATACTTGCAGAGTTGCATTACCAACACTCAGCAATATTAAAGAAACGTCAGATTGCTTCTTCCTATTTTCATATGGGAAAAATAATTAATACATACTGGTTTGAAGAAGGTAGTACATGTAAAATTGGTGCATCATTAAAGGATTACATAAATGATAAAGGTTCTTGGAAGTTTTTAGATGAATACAAAACATTTTTAAATGAGCATACGGCATGGTACAGACCAAGTAACCCAGAAAAGGTTTTGTTATGGCAGCAACAGATAGAAGTTAAAGTTGGTAATAGAAAAACAGCTAGAGGTTTAAAATCTAAAATACAAGGGGCATCATTTGAAAAGAATGCAACATCTGGAGTTGGTGGACCTACAACATACTTTTTTCATGAAGAAGCTGGTATAGCACCAAAGATGATGCAAACATATGAGTACTTACGTCCTGCAATGTCTTCCGGTATGGTGACAACAGGTATGTTTATAGCTGCAGGATCTGTTGGTGACTTGGAGCAGTGTAATCCTTTAAAGGATATGATACTTAATCCAAAAGCAAATGATATATATGCAGTAGAAACCAATCTAATGGATGCTGATGGAGGTATTGGTATGGCAGGGTTATTTATTCCTGAACAATGGTCTATGCCACCTTACATTGATGAATATGGAAACTCTTTAATTGATGAAGCTATTGAAGCTATAGCAACAGAAAGAGCACGTTGGAAGAATGAATTAAGTGGAGAACAATACCAGTTAAGAATATCTCAGAAACCTTTGAATATAGCGGAGGCATTTGCATATAGAAAAGAATCAGTTTTTCCTCAAGGGATATTAAGTAAACAACAAAAAAGAATTCAAGAAAAAGAATATCCTTATGAGTTAATTAAACTAGATAGGGATGAAAAAGGAGTTTTTGCTAAAAGAACAAATAAATTACCTATTACAAGATTTCCAGTAGATAAAAAACAAACTGATAAAACAGGTACTATAGTTGTATGGGAAAGACCTGTAAAAAACCCAGAATTTGGTGCATATTATGCTTCTATTGACCCCGTATCAGAAGGTAAGACAACAACATCAGATTCTTTGTGTAGTATATTTGTATATAAAAATGCAACTGAAGTTACAAGAACTACAGCAGCAGGTGATGTTGAGCAGTTTATTGAAAAAGATAAAGTAGTAGCTGCATGGTGTGGTAGATTTGATGATATTAATAAAACTCATGAAAGACTTGAATTAATAATTGAATGGTACAATGCTTGGACATTAGTAGAGAATAACATTTCACTTTTTATCCAGCATATGATTGCTAGAAAAAAACAGAGATACTTAGTACCTAAACAACAAATACTTTTCTTAAAAGACCTGGGTTCTAATAGAACTGTTTATCAAGAATACGGTTGGAAGAACACAGGAACATTATTCAAAAGCCATTTGATTTCTTATGCAATTGAGTTTTTAAGAGAAGTTATAGATGAAGAAACTGATATTAATGGTGTAGTTATAAATCAAACATTAGGTGTTGAAAGAATTCCGGACCCAATGTTAATTAAAGAAATGCTAGCTTATTATCCAGGATTAAACGTTGATAGACTTGTTGCATTTGGTGCATTAATTGCATTTGTAAAAATACAACAGTCCAATAGAGGTTATTCTAAAAGGCGTGAATCTGAAGGTAATTCTTTGGTAAATTCAGAAAAATTCACTAAATTAAAGTATAGTCCGTTCAAAAATATTGGACAAAATAAATCAAGGAATAACTCTAGACCAAGAAGGTCAGGTTTTAAAAATTATAAATAGAACAATTAAATATATTCTAGAATGAAAGTATTAAATGCAATGCAGTTAAAAAATGGAGCTAAGGCTGAGAGTGGGCCTACCTTCTCTAGTTTAACTCAACCAGTTCAGTTTATTTCATCTAAACAAAAAACTGATGAGTGGGCTGCATGGAATTTAGATTGGCTTGAAGTTCAAGGAATAGAATTTTTACGTTTAAATGCTAGAAGGCTTTTAAAGAATTATAAATTAGCTAAAGGTATTATTGATAAAACAGATTACATTGTTGAAGAGGATAATGATTATAAAGACTTAATGGATGTTCTAACAACAGAAAATGAATCTGCATTAGAATTAAAGTTTTATCCAATTGTACCTAATGTTATTAATGTTTTAAGTGGAGAGTTTGCTAAAAGATATAACAAAGTTCAATTTAGAGCTGTAGATGACAAATCATATAATGAAATGTTGGAGCAGAAGAAAGTTGAAATTGAACAAGTATTACTTGCTGATGCAGAAAGAGAACTTGTTCAAAAAATGATAGAAGCAGGAATGGATCCTGCATCGGAAGAAGCACAACAACAATTATCACCAGAAAACCTAAAATCATTACCAGAAATAGAAGACTACTTTAGTAAGTCTTATAGAAGCAGTGTAGAAGAATGGGCTTCACATCAATTAAATGTTGATGAGGAAAGATTTAAAATGCAAGAGCTTGAAGAAAGAGGTTTTAGAGATAGTTTGATTGCAGATAGAGAATTCTGGCATTTCCGTATGTTAGAGGATGATTATGATGTTGAATTATGGAATCCTGTATTAACATTTTATCAGAAGTCTCCAGATCAAAGATACATATCAGAATCTAATTATGTAGGTAAGATAGATTTAATGACGGTATCTGATGTAGTAGATAAGTATGGATATCTAATGGATGAGAAACAATTAAAATCTCTACAAAAAATATATCCGGCTAGATCTGCACAATATCAAGTAAATGGTTATCAAAATGATGGATCCTACTATGATGCAACTAGATCTCATGAGTGGAATACAAATGCACCTGGTTTAGCATATAGACAGTATACAAGCAACTATTGGAATGATCCATCAAGTGGAGGAGATATAGTATCTCAAATATTAGATGAAAGTGAAGACTTAATACAATGGGGTGATAGTAACTTAATGAGAGTTTCTACAATTTATTGGAAAACTCAAAGAAAAGTAGGTCATCTTACAAAAATTGAATTAGACGGTGAAGTTACTCAAGAAATAATTGATGAAACGTTTAAGATTACAGAAAAGCCTGTATATGACACGTCAATATTTAAAAATAAATCTAAAGAAACTTTATTACAAGGAGAGCATGTTGATTGGATATGGATTAATGAAACTTGGGGTGGAGTTAAAATAGGACCTAATGTACCAGCAATGTGGCATACTACAATGGGTGATAATGTTAATCCTATTTATGTAGGTATTAATAGAACTAAACCTGGTAGATTACCATTCCAATTTAAAGGATCTAATACATTATATGGGTGTAAACTTCCTGTAGAAGGTCGTGTATTTTCTGATAGAAATACAAGATCTACTTCATTAGTGGATTTGATGAAAGCTTATCAGGTTGGATATAACATGGTAAATAATCAAATAGCAGATATACTAATTGATGAATTAGGTACAGTAATTATGTTTGATCAAAATGCTTTACCACGTCACTCAATGGGTGAAGACTGGGGTAAAAATAATTATGCTAAAGCATACACTGCTATGAAAGATTTTAGCATGCTACCTTTAGATACATCTATTACTAATACGGAAAATGCTACAAACTTTAATCATTACCAAACTCTTAACATGGAGCAAACAGGTAGGTTAATGTCACGTATTCAATTAGCTAATTATTTTAAACAACAATGTTTTGATGCAATTGGAATAAATCCACAACGTCTAGGTGGAGCTGTATCAGCACAAACTGCAACAGGTGTAGTTAATGCCATGCAACAATCTTATGCACAAACAGAAATATACTTTGTACAACACTCAGATCATTTAATGCCTAGAGTGCATCAAATGAGAACTGACTTAGCACAGTACTATAATAGTACAAATCCAAGTGTTAGACTTAGTTATATATCTAGTGAGGCACAAAAAGTAAACTTTACAATCAACGGTACTGATTTATTATTAAGAGATTTTAATGTTTTTGCAACAACTAAAACAAATCATAGAGCTATTCTAGAGCAGCTAAAGCAAATGGCCTTAACTAATAATACTACTGGAGCATCAATATATGAGTTAGGTAATATTGTTAAATCAGATTCAATTGCTGGTGTAACAGATATATTAAAAGACTCTGAGGCAAGAATACAAGCTCAAAGACAGCAAGATATGCAACAACAACAGCAAATGCAGCAAGAGCAATTACAAGCTAAAGCACAAGAAGAACAAATGAAACTGCAAGCTGAGCAAATAGAAAATGATAAGGATAGACAAAATGATTTAACTATTGCAGAAATTAGAGCTGCTGGTTATGGTTCAATGAGTGATGTTAATGAAAACAAAGTATCTGATTATCAAGATGCTATGAAAGAGATTAGAGAAACTACACAATATAGAGAACAAGCAAACCTTAAGCGTACAGAATTAACTCAAAAAGGAGTACTTGAACAATCTAGATTAAATGTTGAGAAAGAAAAAATATCTGCAAATAAGCAAATAGCCAACACTAAATTGGAAATAGCTAGAGAAAACAAAAACAAGTATGATGTACAATCTTCTAATAAAAAGAAGAAAGATAAATAAGTGTTAGCTATATACTGCAAAAAACTTTACTAAAATTTAAAATTATATAAGTTTATTGCATTGTATGTGAAAAAACATTTTGTATATTATATATATAAGGATTTAATATTAAAACCAACAATAATATGGATACCAAAACAAACACTGTGAACAGTAACGTAGAGACATTAGACATTAACATTGATGAGATATTTGATGGAGCTCCAGGAAGTGGGGCTGTTACATTGCCTACGGAAGAAAAACCAAAAAGAAATATTTTATCAGGATTGCAAGAAAAAGCAGATTTTTCTTTTGCTGATCCAGATAAAGATGATGCTGATGACTTAACTGCTAAAGTTGATGAAACAGAAAAAGAAGAAGTAACTGCAGAAAAAGAAACTACAAAAGAAGAGACTAATAGTAAAGCAGAAGAAGCTGCAGATATACTAGAATCTTTGGATGAAGTTGATGAAGTTCAAGAAGATGAAAAATCATCTAAAAGAGGAAGAAAGGCTATATCAGGAATATCTGATGTATTTTCTAAACTTATTAAAGATGATAAAATAGTTCCTTTTGATGATGATAAAGAATTAGAAGACTATACTGCTAAAGATTGGGAAGAATTAATTCAAGCTAATTTAGAAGAAAAAGCTAATCAAGTTAGAAGAGAAACCCCAAAACAATTTTTTGCTAGTTTGCCAGAAGAACTTCAAGTAGCAGCAAGATATGTAGCAGATGGAGGTCAAGATCTTAAAGGATTGTTTTCAACATTAGCTCAAGTTGAAAAAACTAAAGAGCTTAGTATTAAAAAAGAACAAGACCAAGAGACAATTATTAGAGAGTATTTAGGTGCTACAGGATATGGAACACAAGAAGAAATCTCTGAAGAAATTGAAATTTGGAAAGATTTAGGTAAACTAGAAAAACAAGCTTCTAAGTTTAAACCTAAATTAGATAAAATGCAAGAAAAGGTTGTTGCTAAAAAAATAGAAGAGCAAGAGCTAAAAAGGAAGCAACAAGAACAAGCATCTAAACAATACATGTCTAGTGTATATGAAACATTAAAGGATGGTACTTTAGGTGATATAAAAGTAGATAAAAGAACACAAACAATGTTATATAATGGTTTAGTACAACCAAGTTACCCATCTGTTAGTGGACGTAATACAAATTTGCTTGGCCACCTTTTAGAAAAGTATCAGTTTGTTGAACCAAACTATACATTGATTTCTGAAGCATTATGGCTGCTGCAAGATCCAGATGGATATAAAGCAAAAATAATGGATAAAGGTGCACAAAAAAGTGTTGAGCAAACTGTAAGAAAATTAAAGACTGAACAAGCAAATTCAGGCGGATCTAACTCTTTAGGAATACAGAGTAAAGATGAAGGAAAGAAGAAGTCAGGAAGAAAATTACCTAGAACCAACAACATATTCAAAAGGATTTAACAATCAAAAATAAATAACAATTAATATTAACAACAAAAACAAGTAAAAATTATGGCAACTCCAGTATTAAATAATGGAATTTTCCTAAGAGATACAAGCTACAAAGCTAGTTCTCATGTTGATTCTTACCACTTGACTCAGATGCTAGGTTCTGCTGAACCTATGGATATGGGACCAGTAGACCTTTGGGCAATGACTCAAAAGGTTGAAATGCCTTTATATCAAATGGCATCTTTCGGTGGAAAGAACACAATCATGGTGGACAATGCACGTGGTGAGTATAAATGGCAAACTCCAATTGCACAAGATCTTCCCTACATTGTAGCAGATATTGAAGCAGGAAACACAAGTAAAGGTGTAGATGGTACTACATTTAAAATTAAAATTTCCAAAAGAACATTTGGACATGGTGATATTATCACTTATGACAAATACAATGGATTAGAGCTTTACATCACAGCTGATGATATTATCCCAGCAGGTGACGGTTACATCTATACAGTTCAATTGGTAAACAACAACAATGCAGCTAGCTTAGATAATAAGTATTTAGCTCAAGGTACAAAGTTCTTCAGAAAAGGTTCTGCAAGAGGTGAGTACGGAGAAAGATTCTCTGACATTGAAACAGGTTCTGGTTTCCGTGAATTCTACAACTTTGTAGGAGGAGCTGAAGCACACGTACATTATTCTATTTCTAGCCGTGCTGATCTTATGATCAAAGGTGGTTTGAATGCTGATGGTACTGTACCAGTAACTGAGATCTGGAGAAACTTTAACACTGACTCAGCAAATCCATCTGTTCCTTCAATTGAAGGTTTAGTAGCAAATATGGGTAAAGCTGGTGCAAGAGAAGCTATGGAGAATGGTACTCTTACACGTACTTTCATTACAAATATGGAAGCAGCTCACTTATCTAAAATTGCAACGGATATTGAAACTTACCTAATGTGGGGTAAAGGTGGTAGAATTAAACAAGATGGACCGGATGATATTAGATTATCTGTAGGTTTATGGGCACAGTTAGATAACTCTTTCAAAAGAGTATACAACAAGTCTTCATTTACTCTTGACATGTTTAAATCTGAACTTTACAACTTCTACCAAGGTAAAGTTGAATTTAAAGGGCCAGACCCACAAAGATCACTTGTTGTACAAACAGGTATTGCAGGAATGCAATTGATCAACAAAGCTATTGCTGATGAAGTATATGGTTCAGGTCTAGTTCAAAATGCATCTGATATAGGAGCTGTTAAAGGTTCTGGTATGGATTTAGATTATGGTTTTGCTTACACAAGCTTTACCATTCCATTCTTAGCTAACGTTAAGTTTGTATTGAATCCAGCATTTGATAACTTAAATACTAATGACATTGAGAATCCATTAATTGATGGAAGACCTCTAAGTTCTTATAGCTTTATTATCTTTGATGTAACTGATGAAGGAAATGATAACATTCACTTGTTAAAACTTTCTTGGGATAATCAACTTAAGTGGTTCTACCAAAATGGTACTATGGACTACATGGGAAGAACTCAAGGGTTTGCATCTTCTGGAAACTTCAATGGATATAGAGTTATGATGACTCAAACAATGCCAGCTATTTGGGTTAAGGATCCAACTAAAGTTCTAAAAATTGTAATGAGAAACCCTATCACAGGAGGATCATTCTAGAGAACATTAATATTAAAGGGGAGGGGTTAATCCTCCTCCCTTTTTTTTAATCCTTAAATAAAATAAAAATGGCACAATTAAAAAAAGTTACACAGAAGTTTCAAGATAAAGCTTATGTAGGTAAAGTAAATACTACTGGTCTAGCAAGATTGCTTCATGTTAATGAAGTAATTGATTGGGTTAGAGGAGCAGCAGACTTAGAATTTGTATCTAATGCTGATGCAATAGCTGCAGGTTTGGAAAAAGGAGACTTATACCATACGGCAGGTGTACTAAAAATAGTTATAGACGCTGTAGAAGAATAAACGTCAAAAAACTTTAGCAAGACTAAACATCTTGCTTTAGAAATTATTAATAAATAAACTGTACAATATTTGTACTTTTGACTAGTAAATAATTATTAATTTTAAAAACCAAAAAAAAAATGGAGGATTACACAATTGTAGAAAAATATCAGCAAACAAAAAATAAGACTATAGCTATACGTCCTTTCTTTAATGCAAATAAAGAAAACATGGGACTTGAGCAATATGGATTATCATTGCATGATGGTGTTTTTCATGAAGAAAGTTTAGCATGTTTAGAAATGAATGGGGTTAAACGTTATGTTACAGGTTTAAATGAGTTTGCACCTGAAGTAAAAATGCTTCCAAAATCTGAGAAGAAAGCAAAAATTAAAGAAATAAGATTAGTTGTTTCACAGTTAGAAGCTGAGTTAGCTGCTAACGTTGTTGATCCAGAAGATAAAGAGTTTTGGAATAAACTTACAATAATGAAACCTGATAATTCTGCATTTTGGGATAAGATTAGTTTAAGATGCGGTAATGACCCAACATTTTTAGATCCAACTACTGATCCTTATGATCTTATTAAATTACATGCAATTAATGCTGGAGGTTTTTCTATTGTTGCTAAGTCATTAAAAATAGCAAAAGAGTCTAATACACCTTTTAAGTTTTTCTTAGATACTGCAAAAGAATCATTATCTACCAGAACTGAATTAAGTAAACTCAGAAACAAATCATTAGTTGCATTACAAAACATGTATGATTCTAATGTTGCTAAACTTATGTATGTTGCAAAAATATGTGATGTAGATAGTGTTCAATATGTAAAAGCTACACCTAATGATGTATTATATGAGAATATGGATACATATATTAACGGGCATGGTGCTGAGTCATCTAAAAAGAGAGCAGCTTCTCAATTTTTAGAAGTAGCTGGTTTAGACATGGAGGAGTTAAAAATAAGAGCATTGATTAAAGATTCTCTTTATTATAGATTTATAACAACTAAAGCTGGAGGTTGGATTGAACCAATTGATAGTGGTATTAAGTTGGGTAAATCACCATCTGAATGTTTACAACACTTAAAGAATCCAGAGAATGAGGATACTTTAATGTCATTACTTGCTAAGGTGGAACCATACTGGAACTCATAAAATTTGAATAATGAATAACAATACTCTTTTATTAAAATTAAAGCAAAGGCTAAATAAACTAGATAGTCAAGATTATGACAATATAGAATGTTGGCAATTTGTAGAAGCTTTTAATAAAGTACAATTAGAATGGTGTAGAAGACAGCTACATGGTGGTAATATGTACAAAGAAGGAGATGAGTTATCTAAAAAAAGAATTGATGATTTACAGCCTTTATTAATAGAACTTCTATTAACAGGAACTGTATCAGAAAAATACTTTGAATCAAATAATTTTCCAGTAGATCAATACTTGGAATATAAAAGAGTAAGTACAGACGCTACTTCAGAATGTTGTCCAGATCCTAGATCAATGACTGTATACCTTTCTGAAGTAGCTAATGTACCATTACTATTAAGAGATCCTTTAAAAAATCCAGATTATGAATGGGGTGAGACTTTTTGTACTATGCAAAATAATACAATAAGAATATATAAGAACAATGATTTTAATATTGTCAACCCTGTTTTAACATATTACAGAAAACCAGTTTATATAGAAGTATTGGGTTGTACAGATCCATACACGGGTATAACAAGCCCTATTAACATAGACTGTGAATTTAAAGATGATGTAGTTGAATTAATGTTAGATGATACAGCATCTTTAATAGCAGGTGATATTGAAAATCAGTATCAACAACAAAGAGGACAAGCTTCAGCTGAACGTAATAATTAAACAAAAATTATTTATACAGTATAGCTTTCTTATTTAAAATTAATTACGTATATTATTAATGTACACAATGTACAAACTTTATATATTTATAACAACAAAAAAGAAAAATTATGGCTTATTTTAATCATGCGTTTTACAAAACGTTTGTAGTAGGTTCCACTGAGGCTAATGCCGGAATCTCTACATCAGCACTAGGTGCTGGAGAAATGGGTATTGTTAGTGACTCAGATTGGGAAACTATTGCAATACCAGGAGGTGCTTTGCCAGCTAATTCATTAGCTTACTTAGTACAAGGTTCATTTTACACTAAAGACACTATTGGAAACAATCCAGGTCACGGTGGATACAAAGAATCTGTAAAATCTAAAGGAATCAATCCTAGATATGTATCTAGAGCTTGGTATACAAACTGTTTGGTTGCATCACAGTCTAAGGCTTCATTGTCTTTGGGTTCTGATTGTACTCCATGTGGTTCAACACAATTTATGAGAATGGATGTTAAGGGTTCACCTGCATTAAGATTCTTAAATCACAATGCATATGCTATTGGAGATTCAGCAAACATTTGCTGTATTGATGGACAAGAGTTTCTTGATCCTGCATTAGTTGGTGCTACTATGGCTGATATGGTATTAGCTAATCCTTTAATCAAACCTTTTGTTGCTGAAGCAGATGTTGATGGTGCAAAAGATGCAACTTTAGTTGGTGGAACAGGTTATTCTGTTGCTGCAGCTGTTGCAGTAACTGGTGGATCTGGATCTGGTGCAGCTGTTAATATTTTGACTGTTGCAGGTGGTGCCGTTGCTACATTTAGCTGGGCTGCTGTAGGTTCTGGATATGCTGTAGGTGATGTATTAACAATTTCTGGTGGTGGTGCTGATGCAACATTAACTCTTACTTCTGTATCAGAAGGTGGTGTTGTTGTATCTGTAGAAACTGCAGGAGTAGTTTCACAAGAAGTTTATAGTATTGCTGAAGTATTAAATGGAACATATGTTGCTTCAACTGATCCAAATGGTACTAGTAAAGTTTCTGCTACTGTAGAGTTTGTGGGAGCATACGTAGGTACTAAATTTGGAAACTGTTCTTTTGATTCAAGAGATCACTTTAATGCTGAGCCAGTAGAAATCATTGCTTCTGTATTAGATGAAACAGGTGAAGTATGTAATGATTGTGGTGTTGCAACAATGACTCCAGGTCAAATGCAACAAACACAAGGTGAGCAAGTAATCAGAGACTTAATCTTATCTGAAAGATACCGTCAATCTCCTTACAACCAAGGAAACGCTGACAGTGCTAGAATCAGAGAAATTGAAATGTCTGATGAGTTACTTGCTGCTGTAGATAGAAGTGCTACATATAAAGCATACTACTTACAACACAGTGTACCACGTTTCAACAATCCAAGTGGATTATTTGATAATGATCAGTATGTTTACCAAATCTATGTTAAGTGTGATGATGATGCAGCAAACGTTGCTGTTAAAGCTTTACTTGACAAAGTTGTTGCTTTAGCTAATGCAGCTGGAAATCCAATTGCACTAGAATACAACAGTGCTTGGTAAAATGTAATATATTTTTACACAAATAAACTAGAGCAGGAGAATTAAAAACTCCTGCTCTTTTTATTTTATATTGTCTGTTATTTTTTGTATATTATATATATAGCATGTTAAAGTATTAAAAAATGGCAGATAAGCATATATTAAGTTTAGAAATCCCAACTGTATCTAATTGCGGATTATTATGTATTAAAGACACTAGCCAATACTCATCTGAGTTAGCTGTGGATTGTGAAGAATTACTTATCACATTACCAGGTTTTAGTGTACCTGTACTAATAAAGGTTGATAAGGATTTTGATATGTGTCTGACTGCATGCACATTAGCATTACAAAAAGAAAATTGCGGTAATAGCCAACAAGATATACCTGATGGTATATATGTTATAAGGTATAGTGTATCTCCAAATTCAAAAGTATATGTAGAATATAATCACTTAAGAGTTACTTCTCTACTTACTACTTATTATGAAGTTTTATGTAAACTTGATGTTCAGGCATGTCAACCAGAATTTCAAAAACAGGATCTTTTAAATGAAATGTCATTTATTAGAACTCTTATAGATGCAGCAGTTGCAAATGCAGAATATTGCCAATCATCTGCTCAAGCAATACAGCTATACACTTACGCAAAGCAAAGATTAAATAAAATAGCTTGTCCTTCAGGACACTGTTAAATATACATAAACCAAAATGTAAAATATTATGAATTGTGCACATTGTAATAAACCGTTCACATGCGGATGTCAAAAGACTCAAGTAGATGGAGTTACTATACACAAAACGTGTAGGACTGGATTTGCTGCTAGTAAAGCTGAAGTAATTGCTAAAGCTAATCAAGAAAAAGTTAAAGCATCATCACGTGATTTTGATTTACAATTAGCGGCACATCAAATTAAAAATTTAAGAAATACATAACTACTGATGCCTACAAAACATACATCAAATAGTGATTATAAAAAAGAGCAAGCTCTCATAAAAAGAATAAGCACAGAGCAAAATTTTGCTCAGCAGGTGTATGTTCTTTTTAGAGAAGTTAAGTATGGAATATCACCATGTTGTTATTCTGATTTTGAATCAGCTGTATTAAAAAAATCATTGTGTGACTGGCAAAATGCAGCCAGTAACAAGGTGGTAGCATCAACTGAAATAGAAGGAGAATTTGTTGAGCCTTTAGCACAGATAAATTTAAAAGCCAGCATGAGTTGTCCAGTTACACCAACTAATGTTTGTACAATATATGATTTAGAAGACTTACTTGAAGATGGTGGTACATACACTCAATGTTTTGAAGTAGCATCAGATGAATGGATTATCACACATAACCTGGGTTCATACCCATCAGTTACTGTTGTTGATAGTGCAAATACTACAGTAGTAGGTAACGTAGAGTATATAAGCACACAACAATTAAAAATAACATTTAGTGCATCATTTTCAGGATGTGCATTTTTAAATTAAATAAGTAAAATAAATAACAAATAAATAAAATAAAATAAAATGGCAGTACAATTTTTAACGGGACTAGATGTCCAAGGAAATTTAAATCTGAATAATAATCAAATACAAAATGTTATTATTCAGCCTCTTGGCGCAGACCCGTCAGGAATTGCAGGTAAAATCTATTATAACTCTGGCTCAAGTAAGTTAAGATTATATGATGGTTCTGCTTGGGTAGATATAACAACAGGTGCAGATGGTGACACTACTTATGATTTATCAGGTGTTGGTTCATCAAATGGAACAGCAGGTGTAAGACTTGCAGGTTCAGATGGAACCAATGATGATGTATTAATAGTAGGGGCTGGTACAACAACTGTAACTAGATCTGGTAATACACTAACAGTTACATCAAATGATCAGTTTGATGGTACAGTAACTGATGTAATTTCTGGAACAGGTATTAGTGTAACCGGAAAAACAAATGCAACTCCAACCGTAAACATTACATATAGTGGTGCAGCCAATGCTATCTTAGAAGCAACTACACAATCTATTACAGAGGAAGACTTTTTATGGTTTTCATCAAATGCAGATAATGTTATCTATAAAGAAGTACTATCTAAATTTCCTGGTTTTGGAAAAGATGGTACAGTTACTTCTGTAGGATCTGGAGCAGGTTTAACAGGTGGTGCAATTACAGCAGCTGGAACATTATCAGTTGATTATGCAGGTGCAGATAACGTTGTATTAGCAGCAGCTGATGGAACAGGTGTTACATTAGCAGCAACAGATAAAGTTATATTTTCTGATGCTACAGATAGCAATGCTAAATTTGCAAACTTATCTCAAGTTGCAACTTATATCAATGCAGGTGCAGGTTCTGTAACTTCTGTAGACGTTAGTGGTGGAACTACTGGTTTAACAACAAGTGGTGGTCCAGTTACATCTAGTGGAACAATTACTCTAGCTGGTATACTAAATGAAGTAAATGGTGGTACAGGTAAAAAATCATATACTAAAGGAGATATATTATTTTCTGATGCTGCAAATTCATTAGCTACATTAGGAATTGGTGGAAGCGGGCAAAGACTTGCTGTTTCTTCAACAGGTGTAGTAGAGTGGGTTAATGACTCTGGATCAGGTGTAACAAGTATTGATATAACAGAAACAGGTAATGCATTAACAATTACAGGTGGGCCAATTACTACTTCAGGTACAATTAACATTGCTGGAGCAGGTTCATCTAGTCAAGTAATACTTGGTGATTTAACTTTAGGAACTTACACAACCGGTACAGTAACAAGTGTTGCTACAGGTGCAGGTCTTAAGGGTGGAACAATAACAGCTACAGGTACAGTTGAAGTTGATTATGGTGTAAACGGTCTTATAGATGATGCCCCACAAATGGCACAAGTTCCAACGGCTGATGACTTAATATTAATACAAGATGCAGCAAGTGGTAATGGTGAAACAGTTAAACAACCATTTGGTAAAGTTTCATTATCTGTATTTGATTCACCTTCTGCTGATTTAAGTTTTGGAGGTTTCAAACTCACAACTTTAGCAAATGGTACAGCATCAAAGGATGGAGTTAACTTAGGACAAGTACAAGCACTTGTAGCCGGAGTTGGTGTATTCCAAGGTGGATATGATGCATCTGCAAACTCACCAGCAATAGCAGGAGCAAGTAATATTGCTCTTACAACGGGTGATTTCTTTGTTGTTACTAAAGATGGTACTATAGCATTTAATGGAAGCACGGTAGATGTAGAGGTTGGTGATACAATTTATGCTAATCAAGCAATTGCTGCAGGTTCTAATCCTCCAGCTTCAGATTATGCTATAGTAATACAAGATCAAAACATTGCGGGTGTAGGTGCTACAGATGGAGCAACTGAAAAAGGTGTTGCTGGATTTAGTAGTGCAACTTTTGCTGGTACAGCAACTGGATTCATTACTGTTAAAGCAGGTGGAATTAGTGATGCTCAACTAGCAAGTACATTCAACAAAGAGATTGGTACTAGTACAGATCTTGATACAGCTGATGTAGATGTAGTAGATCAGATTAATGTTACTGATGGTGTTATTACATCAATGAGTAAAAGAACACTACCTAATGCAACAACGACTGCAGTTGGTGTTACAGAGATTGCAACACAAGCTGAAGTAGATAAAGGAACAGATACATTTAGATATGTAACTCCAGCAACATTAGCAAGTGCTCAATCTAAAAGATCATACACAGGTACTTATCCAGCAACTAATACAAACACTTTTTCAATTGCAACAGGTGTTCACGGATTAGCTAACGGACCTTGGATTATACAAACTTATGATCCTAAAGGAGGTCAAGTATTTATGGATGTTCTTGCAGATCAAACAACAGGAACTATAACATTTACTGCAACTAGTAATTTAGGTGCAAATAATATTACAGTGGTAATGCAGCTTGTAGGATAATAAAGAGTAGAATTTAAAGGGGAAGCATTTAAATCTAGAATTTAGTGTTTCCCCTTTTTTTTAAAAATACGTATATTGCAAACAAAGAATAAAATGTCATGGCTATAAGTTTTTTATCTTCAATAGAAATAAATGGATCATCTAGTGTCACTAGTATAAGTAATGATAATAGTTCATATACTGGTATATTAGTTTGGGATGGTGCGGCATTGAAGTATAGAACCAAAGCACAACTTTTATCAGATATTGGTGCAGGTTCAGGAACAGGTACTGTAACTTCAGTTACTGTTACAGGTTCTAATGGTTTATCTGGTACAGGAACAATAACAACAAGTGGTACAATAACTTTATCAAACAGTGATAGAGGTTCAGCTCAAAACATATTTAAAAATATTGCAGCAGCTGGTCAATCTAATATTGTTGCAGATAATAATAATGATACACTTACATTTAAGGCAGGTACTAACATTACAATAAAGACTGACGCAAGTACAGATACTATTGAGATTACATCTAAAGATACAACAACAAACTATTATTTAAGTTCTGCATCTTTTAGTACATCTACTGGTGTATTAACACTTAATAGATCTGGTCTTAGTGCAGTAACAGTTGACCTTGACGGAAGATATGTTACAAGCTCAGGTGTAACATCTATAGTCACAACAAATGGTATTACAGGTGGTACAATAACTTCTACTGGAACTATTCAATTAGACAGTACAGTTGTAAGAACTACAGGAACTCAAAGTATAGCTGGTACTAAAACATTTAGTGGTGTAGGAGTATTTACAAATGCAGGTGGTATACAAACAAAAAGAATTGATACTCAAAATGGTCAACAACTTGTACTTAATGCAGGAGAGTCTTCAAGTGTAGCAACAGGACAAACTAATGAGTTTGTTTATTTTAATGCTGAGTCAGGAATACAGATAAACTCTTCTCCTGATAACTGGAATAGTGGATGGGCAGGCAGAAAAACTACAACAATAAATGACACAAGTGGTAATTCTACTTTTGCTAATGATATAACAGTATCAGGTGGTGATATTACTCTTGGAGGAACTGGTAGAATACAAGGTGTAGATACAGTTTCATCTGGTACAGATGCAACAAGTAAAACATATGTAGATAATGCTATAAGCAATCATAGACCTACAGCACCAGGTGCTCCTACTAATGTATCAACAAAAATTGTAGGTGACACTATTGAAGTTATTTTTGGTAAATCAACAACAAATAATATAGATTACTATCAAGTTTGGTCATCAGATGATGGTGCAGACTTTGGTATTATAGGTCAAGTACCAATAGATGATTTTTCTGCTACAATGACTATTGTAGATACCACCTTTAATACAAGCGGTACAATGTCATATAGAGTGTATGCTGTTAAAGAAGGTGTATATTCAAGTCCTACATTGGTAAGTCAAGTATATACTGTAGGTGCATTAACTGTAGGTAACATGGGTGTTGTTAATTTAAACACTGCATATTATGTACAATATGAAAAACCAGAAAGTAGATTTATAGATCATATAGAAATATATATGGATTCACAACCAACTCAAGCTGCATTGTCAAGATCTAATGCATCAATAGTTTATAGTGGACAAAACGCATCATATATGTATAATGTTGCAAAGAGTAGAAATTTCCATCAGTTTTGGGTAGAAGTAGTAACATCATAATTATGGCAGGAACAGAACCAGGAACAGATAGAGAATATTGGCTAAATTGTTTAGCTGAATATGAGCTTGCACTAGAAGAAGAATTTCAAATGCAAGCTGGTTATGGGTTTAATGATGAAATGATACAATTATTAAAATTTGAAATAGAAGAATGTTTAAAGCAACTTACTTAAATAGAAGTGATATAAAAGAGATTATAGGTTGTGCTGCTAATGATTATGGCGGCCAAGTTGCTATTGTACCTGTTCAAAAAAGAGGTATGAG